TGTAGTAGGTGCTAAACTAGACGAAACTGCTCACTTACTATTTGGTGGATTTGACAAGTTTAAGAAATTTGGCGAAGGATATCTAGAAACAGTAGTTAGAGTAACAGATGGCAATAAAAAAGTAGATCAAGCTTTAAGATCTGTTGGTAATAGCTTTAATATAATAGGTAAATTTGATATATCAGAAGCTATGATTAAAGCTGCCGGCGGACTTGAAAAGTTTATGGAACAGTCCTCATTTTTTAAAGATGCCTTCTTAACAGATGCTCAAAGACTTGCACCCGTACAGGAAAGTGTAAGTAAGCAGTTAACTAAACTAAGTATTAACACTAATATTAGTCGCGAGGAGTTTGCAAAATTAGTTAATGCACAGGACTTAAGTACAGATGCCGGACAAAAAATGTATCAAAGCTTAATGGACTTAGCTCCTGGACTTGATACAGTACTTAAAGCCTCAGAAGCAGCTAAAGCTTTAGCTGATTCAGCCTTAGATCTAGAAATAAAGATATATCAATTAAAGGGAAGTAACGAGGCTCTAAACTTAACTAGACAGAAGGAATTAGACGCGATGGACGCTGCTCTAAGACCTCGTCAAAGATATCTTAATGCCTTAACAGATGAGATTGCACTTCGTGATAAACTTAAGTCTGCTTATGATACTACAAATAATTCACTAACATCATCAATTAAATCCTTACAAGACTATAAAACTGCACTACTTGGTGGAAGTTCTTCTACCATGTCTCCTGCAGAAAAGTATGCACAATCTAAAGCAATATTTGAACAAACATCTGCTGCTGCTAAAGCAACAATTACTACTTCAAGTTCTACAGCAGAAATAAAAACTAGAGATGACGCCGTAGCCAATCTATCAAAAGCATCTGATAGTTTCTTAGCAAACTCTAAGGTTATGAATGCGTCTGGTACCCAGTATGCTGCGGACTTTGCCGCAGTTGGTACAGCTATAGACGCTACTAGTAGTATACTAACTACACAGCAAACAGAAGTGCAAGAACAGCTAGGTTTCCTAGATAAGATTGCAGCGGCAACAGATACAACAGCCCAACTACTAGAAAAGTATTTAACAGCAGTAGGAGTAACCACTATAGCTCAAGCTTCAGCAACTGCTTCAGGCTCTACGGCTGCAGGTGTTCCCTATGCTAAGTATGCCGCTGGAGGTTTAGCCTCTGGAATGTCCTTAGTAGGTGAGCAAGGACCTGAGCTAGTAGACTTTGTTAACCCCGGAAGAGTTTACTCTAACGCAGACAGTAAGAATCTATTTAACAATGACGCCTTAATCGCAGAAGTTAAAGCCTTAAGAGAAGAAGTAACAAAGTTACGTGAAGATCAAAAGGAACAAACAGGACACTTAATCGCAACAACATTTACAGCAAATGCAAGAAATGCAGAAGCCATTAATAATGGTAACGTACAAGCATTAAATCAACAAAACTGGAAAGCCCGTTCTGGGGTAACCGTAGTTTAAGGAAAGCCCGCTTTATGCGGGCTTTTTTATCCCTAATAAAAATTATGCTTGACTTATTTTAGCTAATCAAGTATAATAGGGTAAATTGATCTTGGGAGATTTTATGAGTAATGTAACTCAAGCGTGGTTAGCAGATCCTACCCACATACTAGGCTTATTAGTAGAAATTACTGCAAAAAATGTCTCTACTGCAACGGAGACGACATTTTACCTATCTAACATTGGCTATACTACAACTAGTGCTGATGCAACATATTTACCAATTATTAGTGGCAATATACAGACAACTGAATCTCTTACCCTTGATGGAAGCCTGTCAATGAGTTTTGGTGATATAAAGATAGCTAACTACAATGGTGACTTAGATGACTGGCTAGATAGAACTAAGTATATTTGGGATAGCAGAGCTGTCAAAGTTTACCTAGGTGATCCAACATGGGAGGCAGCTACCTTAGCAGATGTACGTACTGTATTCGAGAAAGTATTTGATGGTATTATTGAGGACGTAGACTCAAGCGAGCGTGAGTTTATCAATGTTAAAGTACGCGATAAGTTAAATCGTCTTAATTATCCAATAAGTGATAATAAGCTTGGAACCTATGGTACTTGGGCAAATGGGCAGACAAATCAAGATACCTTACGACCACTTGTGTTTGGTGAAGTGTTTAACTCGTCACCAGTACTAGTAGATCCTGCGTACTTAGAGTATATGTTTAATGATGGTGTTAGTGAGTTAGCAATTGAAATACGTGATAATGGAGTACCTATTTATACTGATGTTACAGTTTATGGTACTACAGTAACCTCAACAGCCGCAACTACAAACTATATTACCTGTGCTAGTACGCAAAATTTATCTGTTGGGATGTCCATTATATTTGATACGTCAATTGGTGGTATTGTAGCAGGTACAACCTACTATGTAAAAACTATAGTAAATTCAACTGCTTTTAGTATTTCTCAATTACCAGACGGTAATACCCTTGTTTTAACTACTGCAACTGCTTCAGGTACTATACGAGTACGTAATATTAATAGACCTGATAGAGCTATAGTAAATTTAACTACTGGTAAGTTTACCTTAAAGTCTCCACCTGAGGGTACTGTTACCATGAGTTTACAGGGATTGAAGAATTCTGTAGATTTAAGTGAAACTGGAACTGCTGGACTATTGTCAACCTATACTAATAATATAGCGAATATAATCACACTTATAGTTACCCAGTATGGACAAGTTAGTAATAGATTAACTTCCTCTGATTTAGACCTAGTTAACCTAAGAGCATTTGTTGCGGCTAATACTGCCGCTGTAGGTATTGTACTTAAAGATAGAGTAAATGTACTGGAAGTCTGCCAGAAACTTGCCCGTAGTGCTAATGCACAACTTTTCTTTAATAGACTAGGGTTATTGCAATTATTGCAGCTAGGCACCTATACTTCAGACTCAGTAATGAGTATTACTGATGGGGATATCCTACATCACAGTTTACACATATCTAATAAGACTAAAATAGTAGCAGCTACCAAGGTTGGTTATGCGCTTAACTATACTCCTCAAACAGCGTTAGCTGGTAGTATACCTGCTGATAGTAACTACATGTTTAATGATGAGTGGTACTCAAAAACTGTTACAGATACAGCCGTAGAGTCAACCTATAGATTAGATAGTACTCCTGTACAAACAGACACTAGTTTAATTAGTGGATCGGATGCTAGTGCCTTAGCTACTACTTTGAATAACTATTTTAAAGTACCACATACAGTATACGCTTTTACTGGTACAGCCAAACTACTATATTTAAAGTTAGGTCAGCAAGTTACACTAACACATAATAGATTTGGATTAAGTGCTGGTAAAACTGGACAAGTAATAACCCTTAGCCCTAATTGGGCAGATGGTACAATTAATGTAGAGGTAATTATTTAATGACAGCACCTATTTTAAATGATAGAGACCTAGCCCTACAAGCTGCTAAGTATAGATCAAAACAAACTAATCTTCTTATTACTGGTACTGCGTCCGCATTCTTAGCAAGTAAGAATAGTATTACAATTCTTCCTGCTACTATTGTTTTAACTGCCACCCCCTCTGGATCAGTATTTTCAGGCAGCGCTGTTTATACTTGGTCATATGCACTAAGTAGTGCCCCTAGTACCTTTATTACTTTAGGTACAGGAAAAACGTGGACCCTAAACAATAGCGATTCATGGGTTAAGAACGCCTCAGTACAGTACAGATGTATAATTTCAGAAAACCTACTTGATGACGCATATGGCTACTATACTGTAACTTATAGCTCAGAAGGTGCAGAGTCTAATTTCATTACACTAAGTAGAACTAATGTATTAGTAACCTGTGATGCTAATGGTTTACCCCTCTCCTTTAATAACACAGATATTGGAGTTACAGTAAGTCGTGGTACTACTAATTTAACCTACAGTAGTACACCTGCTGCAAATAGTTTTACAGTATCATATGCTGTAGTTGACGTAACAATAACTGCCACCCCTACAACAACTAGTACATCTTGGACTATACCTGCTATAAGTGCTATTGCACAGGATGGTGCTAAAATTACGTTTACTATAACTGTATATGACTCATCCGCCACTCCGGTAGCTACTACATATACTAGAACTGTCGTCTATAATAAAGTTAATAATGGTAGTATAGGTGCTGATGGTGCTAACCTAACTCCAGTAGCTAACTATGATTTTGCTGGTGCAACCTTACCAACTTTACCAACTGCGGTAACTTTTGCAGGTACTGCACAAACTTATGAGAGTGGTACAGCTACACTCTTTACTAACACTGTTCTTGATCAAAATTTAAGATTAACCAATTTAAATTTAGTTCCAAATAACTCATATATAATCAGTATGCGAGTTAAATGGATTAGTGGTCTATGGGAAGGCATACTATTTTATTCAAATCCTCTTCATGGAGAGAGCGGATCGTATTACAAAGCTATTCCTCAACCAGCCTTAGATGTATGGACTACTATTAACGTAGACATGCGTGCACTAACTGCCGGCGGTACTGATTACTTAATTGGCGGTAATATTACTAATTTACGATTTGATTTCGTTAATGCCGCAACTGCTAGTGTAGCCCTTGACTACATAAGTGTTGGCAAGTATGGTGTAGCGGAGGCTACTAAGTCAATTACCTTAAGCATGTATCAGTGGGCTGCTTCCCCACCTGCTTATAGTGGTGCGTTTACCTATAATTGGAATACTGGGGCCATAAGTGCGTATCCTAGTGGATGGTCCGGAGCCGCAGGAGCCGCAACAACTAATGGGTATACCCTTTATCAACGTAATATAACACTTACAGATACTGGCTTAGCAGCTACTACTAGTGCAAATTGGACTAACTCTTCAATTAACACTATTGGCTATCGTAACGATGGTACTATAGGTATAAATGGTGATTCGTACCGTATTGCCTATGTAGTTACAAATGGTGTGTGGACAGGCGTGAGCCCTCAAACCAGTCTAGTTGCTCCAACCGCTGGTACTGGGGACGTTGCACCTACTAGTACAGTTACTGTAGGTGGAACTACTACATCATGGTCTAAAACGGCTACCAGTACCTTAACTGATGGTCAATATATGTATCAAAGTGATGGTACATATAGTGCTAATACTACTAATATAACTTGGGGTGAGCCCTACTTAAGTAACCTAAAAGTAGGTAGCCTATCAGCCCTTGCCGCAAGTTTAGGTACTGTAGATGTATTCAGTGGTGGGTCACTTAAATCAGGTAAGACAAGTTTTGATGATAATACTACAGGATTCTTTTTAGGTAATGATGGCGGTGCTCAAAAATTCAGAATAAATAATGCCACATCTGGATTATCCTATAATACTGCTACAGGATTACTCTCACTAACAGGTGGTAGTATATTTAACGGTGTAGGAGAAGCCTTACTTTCAGCTACCACAGTTGCTTCAGATATTAATAATAGCGCAATTGTTATAGGTGGTGCTAATTTAATGCGCTACAGCGGAAATTTTACTTCTGCTACAGGGTGGACTACTAACGGGTCTACGGTAACTTATAGTAGTGCGGTAACTTATGGCAGCTATGGTACTTTGCAACTAGTTGGTAGCGGTGGAGCAACTACTAGTACACCAATGAGATTAAAAGCTAACACACAGTATACTGTTAGCGCCTTTGTTAAGGGTAGTGCCGCTCTAGCAGGCGCCTATGATACTCATTTACATATACAAAGTTGGCGAGATGAAAACGTTAATAATGTACATCAAGAAACTTCTGGAGCCTACGATACCGCAATTACAACAAGTTGGAAACGTATATATCAGACGTTTACTACACCTAGTAGTGCTAATTTAACATACTGCAGATTTTACTTTTATCCTTTAGCTGCTGCCCCATTTACTTTAAATGTTGGGTATGTTAAACTAGAGGAGGGTAACATTCCTACTGATTGGGTTATAAATGTAGAAGATGCTGCAG